GTAGGTGCTCCTACTGTAAATCTAATTAAATTTAGAAATGCTGTTAGCGGACTAAAACCATTACGTTATGTAACCTTATCAGGTATGCGTCCATTTGATGCACGTGTTGAGTTAAATGCTTTTATTGATAATATGCCAGTATTTAAAGATGGCAATGCTAAAATCATGACTGCTCCTAATGTATTTAGGAAAGCAGGAGATGTTCGTCGTGAGATGGAAGATGCTTTAATTAAAGCCAAGTCTCCACAAGACCGATATAAAGTTTTAGAAGAAATTGATGAGCAACTAGGTAGAATTGTTGCCTATAAACATGGTCATTTTACAGAAGCAGAACTAAGAGCGCAAATTGCCGCTATGCGTTCTAATGTATCAACCAATAAACGAGTCTTTGAAAAGAATGGTTATTCATTCAATGCCGACGGCACAATGAATCAAACTAATATTGAAACAACTCGCCAAATGGCTGAGTCTTATTTGTTTACTCCTTGGGATTTAATTGAGCGTGAGTTTGTAAATACAGCAAAAACTGGTATCAGAGGAGCACTGGTTACTCCTAAAAATACTATTGCTACTACATACGAATCATTAACTCGTCTATGGACATTTAATGCACTTGCTCGTCCTATGTTCATTATTAAGCAATCTATTGCAGAGCCTATGATTAGTGCTGCTATTGCCCTTGGGCCTGGTGCTGCCGTAAGAATTGGTACTACTGCATTAAGAAATGCTACAAAAAATACATTTAACTTTACTAGAGATATAGCGGCAAAAGGTGTAAATGCAAAAGACCTTAAAGCAATTAATAAAGCCGTAACCGCAAAGCAAAAAAGCATAAGTTTATTAATCGCACAAAAAGATGAGTTAACCGCAGCCATTGATGATATGGTAACTGGAAAAGTTTCTCCTGTAGCAAAACAACATAACTTAAAGAAACTAAAGAAGTACTTAAATGCAGTTGATGAGTTACTAGATAATGCGGAACTAGATTTAATTGACATGGCTGCACCTTTGGGCAAGGTACCTAAGGTAGCAAATGCTCCTTCTTTAAAGCGCAAGATTGAATATATAGAGAAGAATGCATCTGCTGCTACTTTAAAGAAAGTACAGCCTCAGTTAGATGCTGCTAAAATTGGTTTATCTAAATATAATACTGCATTAGCCAAGATGGCTACAAATGGTAAAGTGCTTAAAGATGTTGACGATACTTTAACAAAAGCATATGATGACATCGATAATGTAATTAAAGAGAATGCTGAATTACTTGAAGAGCAGGCAGAAGTATTTGGTCGTAGCGCAGCATTTAAAAAACGCTACTATGGCAAAAAAGATAACTATAGAGTATTTAATGGACAATATGTTAAAGTCACATCATTTTTTGATGATGAGACTGGCAATAACTTCTCAAGAGCGGTACGTGCTGAGGTAGATAATACTAACACCTTAGAACAGACATTCTTAGGCGAGTTATCTGTAGGAAATCGTCAGGCTATTATTGCAAGCAAAGTACCTAATATGCCTATTGATATTACCAACCCATTATACTTTGACGAACTGCAACACGTAAGTAATAACTTCTTACGTGGAGATAAACTGATAGATTTTATTCTTTCTAATCCGCCAACTACAGCAATTAAGTCTTGGGTAACTAGCCGTGAGGGAAAGAGATACCTAGCACAATTTGATATATATGATAAGACTGATGGATTAGCATATGTAAAAGATAAATTTGCTCTTGTCAATAGAATGATTCCTTCTAAAGAAGCACAGTCAATTATTGCAAAACGAGAAATTCGTGCAGATGAGTTGCAAAAGTTGTTGGCCCCATATGCAAAAGAGAACAAGTTGTTCCCTATTGCACCTTCAGATTGGTCATACGCTGAAAGCGCAATCGTAGGGCAGAATGCTACTAAAATTGTAGACGGAATGATTTCAGGCGCAGCAAGTAAAATATTTAGAGTTTTAAATGCTCCTGAAAATCCTATTCGTGAGAATTTCTTTGATGAAATTGCCATGACTAAGTTAACTCAGAAAGCGCAAAGACTGGCTGACCAAGGTGTAGAAGTAACAGAAGCACAATGGAATGCGTTGCGCCAGGCTGCTGGAAGAGAAGCACTTCAAGAAACAGAGAAAACTTTCTACACAGTGCGTCGTCAGAATTCAATTCTATATGCGATGCGTGCTGCTGCAGCATTCCCAACTGCATCCCTTAATGCTTTCTATCGTTATGGTAGATTAACAATTAAGAATCCAGAACGTATGCTAGGATTTACCTACAATTATGGCAGAACATTTGAGAACTTTGGTGTAGATAAAAACGGTAATCCAACAGATAATATTGATGATATTGCCTGGTTAGTTATTCCTGGAACTCAGGATTTAGGATTATCAAAAGGTGATGGCGTAAGATTAAATGCACGTTCATTAGGATATTTACTTAACTATCCAAGCCCATCTTTTATTACATCTATTACATCGGCAAAAATATTTAAAAACTGGCCTACTGCTGAAGATTATGCTAGCGGCAAAAAAGGTCCTGAGTGGTTACAAACAATGCTTGGTGGATTGTATAACTCATGGTTCCCTTATGGTCCACAAGATTCTCCTGTTAAAGCATTTATCCCATCTTGGGGTAATGCTGTATACAACTATGCTACTACCCCAATGGGAAAGACAGATTTCTTACAATCAGTAAACTCTGTCTATAGATATCATAAAATGCTATACGATATGGGCATAGATAAAGAGCCTATAACTGAAGAGCAGGCTATAGCCGAGGCTAGAGGTTTATGGTTCCAGAAGTTTAAGAATAGTTTCGTATCACCATTTGGTGTACCAGTAGAGACTAATCTTTATCCTGCAAGTATGATTGATAATCTATATAACACACTTGTAAATAAATATCAAGTACAAGGTAAAAATAGAGAAGAAGCAAAGACTCTTGCTGGCGATGAATTACTAGCAACTGTCGGAACTGATTTAGTTCTTGAAAATATAACCTTTAAAGATTATAATAAGAATATTCCTGGAGTAGTCCCTACTGTAGAAAACTACAATAGAATATTTAAAGATAATCAAGACTTAGTAAAGCAATTGTCTCAAATTAAAGATGGAGATATTTCTTTAGTTGGTCTATTAGGTGCAGATATAGAGTACAAAGCAGAAGATAGAAATACTGCTATATCAAGATTACTAAATGACCCTAAACTTAAATTGCCTGGAACAAGCAAGTATATTAATGACCTTAGACTTACTCCAGCAGAAGAAGATTTGCAACGTCAAAAGAATATCCTGTGGGGAAGATATACTGCCCTGAAGGACGCATTAACTGCCCAAATTACTGATGGCAAATCATTCCGTTCTCATCCAGAACTCGGTGACTATCTAGCATATGTAGCAAGTACTACATTTAGAGAAGAAAGTCAAGCCTGGTATGACGAATATATGGCTGGTGTTCGTGGAGATAATTCCTACAACTATGCCAGAGCATTAAAGTTAATCACTACAAATGATGACTTTATGAAAAAGAATGGTGACACAGAGTACTGGAAAGATGCACAAATGTTCATGAATCTTCGTGACCAAGTTGCTGCTTTATATAAATCTTTTCCAGATGGAGACCCACGTAAGGCTAAAATGAGAGATGCATACTTAGCGTATATTGATACTAACATATCAGCATTTCATCCTAAACTTCAAACTATGATTAAAATTTACTTCGATAACGATACTTTAAAGGTGGTTGAGTAATGGCTGGTGAAAAAGAACAACAGACTACTAATCAGGCAGCACTAGATATAGCCGGATTTACCGAGTTTATGAAAACATATCTTGGTGGTTCAAGTAGTCCAAAAGATTCTACAACCACAAGCAGAAATGTATCTAAGTTAAATAAAGTTAGCGCAAAGGCACTTATTGATAAGGCTGCTAAAGACGCTCAATTTACTGGTACAATCACTGATAAAGATATTGAAGATTTTATAAAGAAGTTTAATGCTGAACAGGCTAAACAAATAGAGACTGTTGTAAAGGCTGTAACTTCTAAGGTAGCACCAGGTGCAAGTCAGGCTGCTGCTGAAAGAGAGATACAGTCTATACTTACAACTGAGTATCCTTCATATTTCAAGCCAGACACTTTTGCTTCCGACTGGATTTGGTCTAAGATTAATTTTAAAGACGAAAAGACTTTAGGCGGAAAAGCATTAACTGCTCTTGGCAATGTTAGAGCAATAGTTGCTGGATTTGGACCATTAGATTTTTCTGAGGTAGAAGTTCAAACTGCTGCAAAGAAAATTGCTAGAGGTGAAATATCGAATGATGATTTTCGTTCTACCATTGCACAAAAGGCTATGGTTAACTATCCTCAATATGCAGAACGTTTGAAACAGAATCCTGGTTCTACTATGAAAGACCTTGCTTCTCCTTACATTAATCTTATGGCTAAAGAGTTAGAGTTAGACCCTAATTCAATTGAGTTAGATGATATTGATTTAGATAAAGCGTTAAGACCAGATGGTACAGCAGGTAAACTTCCAACAATGTCTCTTGCTGAGTTTAGATTAGCATTGAGAAATAGCCCTCGTTGGGAATCTACAACTGCTGCTAATGAGGCTGCAAGAAGTGCCGCTACCGCAATGGGTAGAGCATTCGGATATGGAGTATAATGGCATTTGTATATAACCAGGGTAATCCACTTGCTACAAACGTCTATGTTGCCCCAAAAACAAAGACTACAACTGCTGCAGTTCCTAACTTTTCTCAGACTTTAAATTTGTATGGTACACCTACTCAAAATACTAGAACGGTTACTAACAAATCAACTGGTGGTTCAACTCAACCGGGATTAGGACCTCAAACTGGTCCAAGTAATACATTTATACCTGGATACACTCCACCTAGTACTGGTGGCGGTGGAAGTGCTCCTGCTACTGATACTTTCCCTGCAGCAGGAACATTTGCTGGTTGGGAATATTCTACTGATAAAAAACAAAGAAGAATGAAATTCCATGACGGCAAAGGTGGATTTTATTATGGAGAGTTTGAAACAGCGCCAGTAACTGAAGAAGAGAAAACTCCTGAAAGAGTATTGGCTCTTGATACATTTAAAGCAACCCTAGGATTGTTACTAGGTAAAGATGAAGCAAATAAACCATACGTTCAAAAACTATACAGTTTAGTATCTGGATTCTATAAATCAGGTTCTACTGTAGACGAGGCATTAAATCTTGCTTTATACCAGGCCGAGAATGAAAAGGCTATTCCAGAATTTACAAAACGTTTTGCTGGTATATTTGCTATTAGAGATATGAAGCAAAAGGGAATGGCGGTAACTGTTCCTACCATTGCTGAGTTTTTTGCAACTGAAGCAAAGATGGGCGAGGTATTAACCAATGCTGGCCTAGGTGAGTTAGCAACAGAAGATTTCTTAGGCGGAGTTATTGGTTTAAATAAATCAGTACTTGAAGTTGGAAATCTTATTAGCGATGTATTTACTGCTATTGATTATGCTCCAACAGAATTGAAAAAGACTTTAGAAACATACTTCCCTGGAGTAGATAGAGTATCTATCGCTAAGGCTATATTGACTGGTAAAGAAGGCGCACAAGAATTAAGTCAGAAAGTTAAAGGCGTATCAGTACTGTCTGCTGCACAACAACAAGGCGTAGCAATGGATTTGTCTACAGCAACTAATATTGCTAAACAAGGTTATGATTATCAACAAGCCTTAACTGGATTTGGTCAAGTAAAACAACTTGAAAGAGCGGGAACATTGGCTCAATTTAAGGGTGGACAATTTACTTCAACTCAAGCCCAAGAAGCAGTATTTGGAAAGAGTATCCAACAACAAAATATTCTTGAACAATTAAAGGAAGAAGAATTGGGAAGATTCCAAGGTTCTTCTGGAAGATTTGCATCTAAAGATAGAGCAGCAGGAATAATATAACTAGAATCCTAATGGACCGACCAGCCCCATTAGCGTATAAGACTGGTAGCAAGAGCCAACCAATTTCCCCGAATTGACTTGAGGCTTGCGACTAACAAACGAATAGAAAGGGTGGTTGCTATGAGCAACAATTACTGGGATGAAGACGAGGACGACCTAGATACTACAAATGAGTACGCAGGTGATGGAAGTGACTTACTTAAAAAGTTACGGAAAGCAAAGCGTGCTGATGAGAAACGTATTAAGGAACTTACTGAGCAACTTGAGTCACTATCCAAGTCGCAGCGTGAGCGTACTGTCAAAGAAGTCCTAGAAAAGAAGGGTGTAAACCTTAAAGCAGCAAGACTAGTACTAAAAGATTTAGATGATGTTAACGAGGAGTCAGTTAATAATTGGCTCGATGATAACGCTGAATTGTTTGGTATTAAAGTTGCTGAAGAGGCACCAAGAGTAAGTGAAACAGATAAAGCAGCCTTAAGGCAGCAAGATGTTATTACTCAAGGAGCAATTACTCCCGACAGAGCAGAAGACCTAAGTCTTCGCATCGATAATGCGGATTCAATGGACGCATTGTTGGATGTACTTCGCTCTCAACAATAATTCCGTTCATAGTCACTTGGAGGTGACGAAATGGCATACGTATCAACAGCCTCTGATTCTCTCGGAGGTACCGCTGGTGCTGCTGGTCTAGTACAAAAGGCATATGACCGTTTACTAGAATTCGCTCTCCGTTCTGAACCACTAATTCGTTCAGTCGCAGACAAGCGTCCAGCACGTCAAGCAATTCCTGGCTCAACAGTCGTTCTACAACGCTATGTTGACCTTTCAGTAGCAACTACTCCTCTGACAGAAACAACTGACCCAGATGCAGTAGCAATGTCTACACCAACATCAGTAACCATTACTCTTAACGAGTACGGTAACTCAGTGTTAGTAACACGTGCATTAGAGTTATTCTCTCTTGCAGATGTTGACCCAGCAATCGCAAACATCATCGCTTTCAACCTAGCAGATTCTATTGACTCCGTAGCAATGACAACATTGCGTGGCGGTTCAAACGTAATCTACTCAGGTTCAACAGCAACATCAACTGCAACTATCACAGCAGCCGCAACACTATCTTCAGCAAACATCCGTAAGGCTGTTGCTAAGTTACGTGCTAACAAGGCTAATGGTCGCAAGGGTTCACTATACTGGGCTGGATTACACCCAGAGGTATCTCACGACCTACGTGCTGAGACAGGTTCAGCAGGATGGTTACTTCCTAACCAATACG